GAACGACTCTATTTTTATCATGCATAGTGAGACAATGACAGCACTTAGGTTGCTTAAAGATAACAACGGAAGATATCTGCTGCAAGATGATGTAACAAAGCCTTTTGGAATTTCTCTACTAGGAAAGTCGGTATATGTATCTGATAATATGCCAAAGATGGCAACTGGAAACAGAGCAATCTACTATGGAGATATGCGAGGACTTACAGTTAAAGTATCAGAAGATATCAATATCAATGTGCTTAGAGAAAAGTATGCAGAACAACATGCAATCGGCATCTTGGGATTTGTGGAGTTTGATGCAAAGATTACAAATGCACAGATGATTGCGTGTCTTGTAATGGCCTAAAAAGGAGTCTTGTATGAAAGTGAAAGCGTTAGTGTCTTTTGCTGGAGCTGAGCTTTCTATGTACAAAGGAGAAGTCAGAGAGTGTGCTAACAAAGCTGTACTCTCTGACCTTTTTAATGCTAAGTACATCGAAGAAGTAAAGGGGACAAAGACAGAGAAAAATGAAAGTAAGCGAGTTAAGTGTTGATGATTTTGTTAAGTATGCGAGGCTTGAAGATGTAAGAGAATTTGACGGGGATGTGAACTTACAAAACTACTTAGATGCGGCGAAATCTTATGTAAAAAATTATGCCGCATTAACAGATGAAATCATGGATAGAAATGAAGAAATTTCATTGGCTGTGTTAGCTGTGGCTAATGATATGTATGCTAATCGCTTACATTCTTCAACTTATAATAATGCATACTTAAATAAATTGATATCTGCCATAGTAGGAATGCACAGCCGTAATCTGATTTAGGAGGGATTATGTACATTCTTGATAGTGGAAGACTTAAGCAAAGAGTGACAATTCAAACTTATGAAACTGTGATCAATAGTATTGGTGCAGATGATGAACGCCTTGTAGATATAGTAAGAGCTATTCCAGCAGAAGTGAAGCCGATGCGTGGGAAAGAGCAGGCCGAGTATTATCGTAATGCGAATACAGTACAATATAAGGTGACAATTCGATATCGCTCTAATGTGGCTCCAAATATGACACTTAAATACAAAAATAGAATCTTTGATATCAATAGTGTTTTAAATGTTGATGAGGCGAATATTGTTCTTGAATTAATTTGCACAGAGCAGATTGCAAAAGAAAAGAGGTTAAAAGATGATTGATGTGCAGGTTCATGGACTTGATGAGCTAGAAAAATCTATGCAGCAAGTTATTATTAAATATCCAAGAGAAAGCAAGAAGAGGCTTAGAAAAATCGGTCGTCTTTTTGTCAAAGAAGCTAAGAAAAAATGTTTGTATAAGAGAATCAACAAAATGTGGAAAGTTGATAGTCCACGTGCAAAAAGCGAAGGTGATATTACTGTACAAGTTTGGAACAGTCATAAATTACACCATTTATACGAAAATGGATGGGAAAAGAAAAATCGCAAAGGTGAGAGTCGCGGATTTCGACCTGGTGAAGCTTATACAGAAAAAACAGCAGCAGAATTCAATCGAACAGTTATGCCAGAGGAAACAGAAAAATTTATTAATGAAATTCTTGAAGGTGATGGGCTATGATTACAATGACTCAACTAAAAAGAGCATTAAATAACTGCTTGCGTGAGAAATTTTCAAAGATAAAAATTTATGGCAATGAGGTTATAGATGGCTATAAAACGCCAGCTTTTTTTACTGAAATTTTACCAGGAGGATTTGAACATGAAACAAAGAACTATGGAAGTAATGAAATTATTTTTAAGATTACATACTTTCAGACAAAAGTTGATGAGGCAGACCAACTTCGAGTTGTCGATGAGCTTCAAGAACTTTTCTGGCTTAAGTTTGAGTGCGAAGGGCGTAAACTTAATATTACCAAATTTGAGTATGATTATGCCGGAAAAGAGCACAATATTTTACAAGTTTCCATCAGTATAAACTGGTATGATAACACAGCAAGAAAAGAAGATGCAGATATAACAGAGAATATTATTATTCGAAATTATGAAAATAATAACTTAGAAGATATCATACATTTTAGTAATAACTAGAAAGAGAGGAATCAATAGATGGGAGTACCGTCAATCAATATTTCTTTTATTGAAAAAGCAACAAATGCTATCAAAAGAGGTTCAAGAGGCATTGTGGCGATTGCAATTAAGGAAGAGTCTGAAATCAAGCCATTTACAGTGATGAATGCATCAGATATTCCAGCTAACATTACAACAGATAATGCTGATGCAATTAAAAAAGCACTCATTGGATATACAAACGCACCACGTAAAATCTTAGTATATGTGATGAGCGGAAGTGATGTTACTGAAAATTACAAAGCAATGTTAAAGTATTTTGAAAGTGCAAAGTGGGACTATTTAGCGATCCCATCAGTAGAAGATGATGGCAAAACACAAGACATTGTGGCAGCTGTAAAAAAATGGAGAGAAGGAAAGAAAAAGGTTAAAGCAGTACTGCCAAATACAGCAGGAGACAGTGAAGGCATCATTAATGTTTCTTCTAGTGCTTTTATTGATACAACTGAATATCCTGCTGCGAAATTATGCCCTAGAATTGCTGGGGTGATCGCAGGAACGAATTTATCTGTTACATATGCACCATTGCTAGAATTTACAAGTTGTACATCAATGACAGAAGATGAAATGAATACGGCAGTTGATGAGGGAAAGCTTATTTTCATGTGGGATGGAGATAAAGTGAAGATTGTGCGTGGAGTAAATTCGTTACATACACTAACAGACAAAAAAGGAAGTAGACATAAGAAAATCAAAGTCATTGACACGATTGATATGATTTTTGATGACATCCGTAAGACGGTAGAAGACACATATATAGGAAAGTATGCTAATACATACGGAAATAAGTGTGTATTGATTGCAGCAATTAATGACTATTTTAGTGCTCTTGTGAGTGAGGGGGTTCTTGGTGGTGGCACTTGTGAGATTGACATAGATGCACAGCGAAAGTATTTAAAGCAAAAAGGAATTCGAGTTGAGGATTTGAGTGATGATGAAATTAAGCAATATCCTGAGACAGAGAGCTATATTTTCTTAAAAGCAAAAATTTCTGTGCTCGATGCAATTGAAGATATTGAGTTGCCAATTTATCTGTAAAAGGAGAAAAAAATGGGAAAAAATTTCAAAGCAAATACAGTTATCAACGGTACTTGGGGAGAAATGTGGCTTGATTCAGAGTATATGGCAGAAGTCAAGTCTGTAAAAGCCTCTGTAACTTTAAAGTACTCGTCTATTGAGCGAGTGGGAACGCTTGTAAATGGTCAAAAGTTAACGGGATTAGAACCAAAGGGAGAGGTTAAGCTGCATAAAGTTTCGAGTAGAATTAGTGCAAAAATTAATCAAGCACTGTCAAAAGGAAAGGCACCATCTTTTTTGATCATCACGAATATTGCTGATCCAGATTCCAACGGCTCAGAGCGTGTAGCATTGAGAGGGTGTAAATTTGATAAGTTAATTCTCGCCGACTGGGAGGCAGGCAAGAATGGAGAAGAATCATACTCTTTTACATTTGAAGACTGGGAATATTTGGATATGATTGATTAAGGGGGAAAGAAAAGTGATAAATTTAGTAGAAAAACTTTTAAAGTTAGACAAAGGGATTATTGATTTTGACAATGTAAAAGAAATTGAGTTCAAAAGATTGAGTTCAAAAATCGGAGAGCCATTTGTTGTCGAGGTTAGAGGATTGTCAGGGGATAGATACACCGAAATAGCTAGTATGATGTTTTCAGAAAAAGGAACTGTGGATGCTCAAAAAACATTTAAGGTGAATTGTCTTTTTGCATTTGAAGCAATGGTGTCTCCAGATCTCAAAGATAGAGCTTTATTAGAGCACTTCGAGTGTGCTACTCCGCTTGAATTGTTAAAGAAAATGTTTCTGCCAGGCGAAATTGCAAAGATTTCTGAAGAGGTTGGAAAGCTATCTGGATTTGGTGATAATGTTGAGGAAGAAGTAAAAAACTCTTAGAGAGCGATACGGATACTCACACAGCATATATCCTTTTTCGCTTGAAAAAATGGAAGCCTAGTGACTATTTTTTAATGGGTGAGCATGAAAAAATGGTCACTAGACTGTTTTTAGAAAGAGAGATCAAAGAGAGGGCAAAAGAGTATGGCGACTAGATACATAGATGCAATAATGCGATTTATTGATAACTTTACTGCCCCAGCGAAATTAGCAACTGAACAGATGCAAAAAATGAGTGAAAGCGCTATAAAAAATGGCAAAAATATTACCAAGGCTGGAGATGCTATTTCAAAAGTTGGAAAAGGGTTGACAGCAGCAATTACTATGCCTCTCGCAGGAGTAGCAGTCGCTTCGGTTCAAAATTTTGGCTCAGTAGATAAGCAGCTTAGACTTGTACAAGCAACAATGGGAAGTACAAATGAAGAAGCATCAAAGCTATCAGATGCATTAAAGACTGCTGCTGCAAATTCTGTGTACTCAATGCAAGATGCAGCAGATGCAACGCTAAATTTTGCGAGGCAAGGATTTAATGCCGCACAAGCAGCAGATATGATTACGCCAGCTTTGAATCTTGCCGCTGGAACAGGCTCAAATTTATCAGATGTAACATCAACATTAGGGAACACTCTAAAAGCGTTTGGTGCAGATTCTAGTCAAGCGACTCATTATGCAGATATGTTTGCAAAAGCTCAGGCTCAAGCGAATACGAATATACAAGGACTTAGTGACATGATGCGTGTTGCAGGATCTACAGCAAAGACAGTTGGGTGGTCGTTTAGTGACCTTGGGGTTTTAACAGGTGCTTTTGGTGACGCCGGAATTGCTGCGAGTGATGGTGCTACAGCACTGAACACAGGCCTTATGCGTTTAGCGTCACCATCTAGGCAAGCTGAGGCATCTCTAAAAAGATTAGGAATTAGTGCTTTTGATGCCAACGGAAATCTACGCTCAATGCCAGATTTAATTAGTCGCTTACAGCAAGGCTTTTCTGGATTAAGTCAAGAGGAACAACTGGCAGCTGCAGCAGCAATTTTTGGGAAGAATCAAGCGTCAAAATGGATGGCATTGATAAATGGACCAGGTGCAGAAACACTTCAAGGTTTAAAAGATAATATTGATAATGTAAATGGAACCGCACAAGAAATGTCGGATGCTTTACTATCTGGAGTGGGCGGAAGCATTGAAAAATTAAAATCAACAAAACTTTAAAAACAATCCCGACGCTATGTCGGGATTTTTGATCTACATCATTAATACACCTAAAAATAGGTAATGGAGAGCTATAATTTTTCAAAAATGAGATCTAGTTAACATTTTTTTGCGTTTACATTCTTTAGAATAGGCGACAGTTAAATTTTAATCTTAAATATTAGAGGTGACTTATGACAGACTTAAACAAAGTAGTAAAAGAACTTGAAGCTCTAGGCATTTATGACGTAAAAGAAGTTGTCTACAATCCAAGCTACGAGCAATTGTTCGAAGAAGAAACCAAT